GATGCTGTCAGGCCATCCAGTGCGTCCAGACTGGAGGCCAGACTGGAGGCAATCGTCGTGGCGCTGTCGCCGGCCTGTTGTGTGTATGTTACCTGCGTGTTCTGTACATTACCGGAACCGTCGGTGTAACTCACGTCCAGTGCATACACATCACCGGTCGTCCCGGTAACCACATCGAAGTTGTACGCGCTGGCGAACACGTAAGGTTCCGCATCAGTCCACAGATTGACCTTCTTCATCGGGCTCACGGTCGCGTAAACGTATTCGGCCACGTTGTATGCAACTCCACCCTTGGTGATTGTCAGGTTATGGAAGAAGTCCAGAAACGCGGAGTAGTAGAACTGCTTGGACATTGAACCGTCCGCGAACGCGAAGTAGTTCTCCATTTGTGCCTTCAGGTACAGGTACAACTCGGCGTTGGAGATTTCCAGTGCCGGGTCTCGCTTCACGCTCAGGTCGATATCGAGAAGTACCTGTTCTGCATTCTGCAAGACCAGATGGGTCGTGATTGGCTTGAGTTCATCCATATAGGCACGGAAGCTGTCCTGCTCGGTCGTGCTCATCGCGGTCCCATCCGAGGTCAGGTAGGTGATGTAGATGTTATTCATGTTAAACGCGTCAATGCCGCGTTCCTCTTCTCCATAGACGTACACGTCTACGATGCCGCCGATACCTGCACGCTTGGACCAGAACACACAGTCTTCCTTGGTAATGGCGCGATTGCCTGTACGCGTGTACTCCGGGGCCAACAACTTGATCTGATCCGCGTCTTCCTCGGCCAGACCCCCATCCACGGCCTCGATGTTCTGCAAGGTGTAGTGATAGGTGTTCATCGGCGTCTGCACGATGTCGTCTGTCAGCGTGGAAGATTCAAATGAAAATGCGGCATTGATCTTCGAAACCTTGACTTCTCCCCCCAAGGTCTCGATCCACTGCACCGTTACCGGGGCATCCGGCTGGAACCCGAACAGGCCGTCGCCGAACACGATGCGCATGCCGTTGTTCGCGATGCGAACGTCGAACACCTTGTCAGTGGAATCCGCGAACGAAATGGCCTCCAGTGGAGGCGCATTCGGACTGTCGGTGATCACGTCGGTAAAGTCCGAACCATTGGAAGTTACCCGGATCGAGGTCTCTTCCATGTTGATGTAGTCGGCAAACAGGATGTAGTTGTATTTGAACAGGTTCGTGGTCACATCCGCAGGGTCTTCCGTGTAACTCTTGAGCGAGCCCTGAATGAGTTCCACGTCCACCTGATTGCCGCCCGGGTCGATGGTTGCGTCGGCATCGGTCAGAAAGTCCACGCCGTTGTAGGTCACCGCCGTGTACTTTGGAACGAATACGCTACCCTCGGCGGTGATCGGATTGCCACCACTATCCACCAAAGTCAGCCGTGCGGTGCCCTTGGACGATACCTGCCGGCGTGGCCGGTAACCGCTGGCATTGGCAAGCGCACGAATGGATGATGGAAGTTGCGCAGTAGGCAGATAACCTTCCTGCGTGCGCCGTTCCATCATGTAGTTCAACTGATCGACGATATAGGCCACGTTCTGAATGATGGCTTGTCCCATACTGGAGTTGTAGGCATCACCCCACCCATCGGCATCCTTCACCTTGTTCGTGATTGCATCAACCAGCGCTTGGTAGTCGTATTTCGTGTAATCTGTCATCTTGTCCCATTATCCCGTATTGAAGGCACGCACGCGGCCGGCAAATTGATCGCTCTCGCCGGTACCGGCATACCGAAAATTGACGGTGATGTCATAGAGTTCATTGATGTCGTCCACCTTGACCCCCACATTGATTACCTCGATCCTCGGTTCAAATGTGGCCAATGAGGTCTCGATCTCATGCGCGATCTCGTTGGCATTGTCCTGATTCAGCGGCTCAAACAGGTATTCCCGCAACGACGATCCAAATTCTGGAAGCTTCACCCGCTCTCCGGGAGCGGTAGACAGGATCATCTTGATTGATTGCATGATCGCTTCTGCCCCCTCATTGATCTTGGGTGAGCCGTCAACATCAATCGACAGACGCATGTCTACGTCTGAATAGGTTTTGGTCTTGGAGGCCATATGGGTATTTATCAGTTCAATTGAATCAGTGTACCGGACGCCACGATATTGCCGCTGGCCGTAACATTCACGTTACCACTGGCCTGAATGGTGGCATCGCCTTGCGCGTTGACAGTGGCGTTACCCTGCGCCGTTATATTGACATCTCCGGTGGTATTGATGGTTGTATCATGTGGGTCGGTGATCGTGTATCCGTTCTTGTCGAGTTGCATGGTGGTGCCGCTCGGCTCCTTGATTGTCACGCGCTCGCTGTCCTTGGTGTTGTCGATCTCGATCACGATCCCGTTGGTGGTGCGAAACACATGATTGTGTGGATACTGGCCATTGGTGCGGGATTCCTCCGGAAGGTCCGGGGTATTGTCCACCATGGCCGGAGCCCCACCGAAGTAGACCGGATGCATGTGATCGCCGGCCTCGAAGAACACGAACACATGTGCATCGATGTTGGGGATAAAAGCGCCGCCGGCATTGGCCAGACCGCCCATGAACGGATCGGAAAGGATTGCCCAAGGAAGCTCATCATCGGGAACATTGTCATACAGGGGAAACACGCGCACGCGCACGCGCCCGGCCTTCAGCGGGTCAAGGTTGTCAACAACTACCCCGCGATAGAACCCATAGAAGTAGTCCTGTGACTTGTCTCGTTCGAGGTTCGAGTGCAGCATGGTTATCCCGTGAACAATTCGATTGTGGGATACTGTTTCTTGTCACCGCTTTGATCGTAATAGTAGATGTAGTCCGGCAACCCCTTGGTTAGACGTTCGAAGCGCTTGGCGGCCTTCTTGGCGGAGTCCTGCACTTTTTCCTGTGCGTCCGCTCGAATGTCGGACGGACTCTTGCGCATAAGCCAATCGAAGAACTTGTGAATGGTACTGCGGTCATCAACCTTGCGGTTGCTGTTCATGTCCTCATAAGCATCGAGGATGTTCAGTACCCGGGCGGCAGTCTTGATCGACTTGTGAATGAAATGGTTATGGATGCCGGCGGCAAGGAACAACACGGACAAGATGGCACCACCGATCAGGCCAATAATGGGAAGGGTGGCCAAGCCTGCGCTGGCAAAGAAACCAATGCTGGTCCACGCCAGTGCCGCAGAGATCGCGTAAGAGCCCCACTCGTTCAGTGACGATTCGATGGCCTGTGGTACGAGCCGCAGGCGTTCCCACCCGTCCTTGCCACGATAGATATTCTCACCGGAGAACAGCCGATTATTACGAAAGATGTCCGCGATCTCCCGGCGGATTTCCAGTATGTCATTGTGATCCAGCCGACCGCCGCGCTTGCCAATCAACAGCCCGAAATTACCGCTTTCCATGGCGGCGGTCAGGGTGGAGAGTTCGTCATAGGCAGCTTCCAGATCATCCGTTTCGTCCATGCCCTCGAACTCGGACTGCGCCGACTCCAGTTCTCCCGCATACTCCTTGGCATCTTCCGTGATGATGGCCTGTTGGATCGGCAGGTCCTTGATCTCGAACAGTTCATCGATCTGACGTTGCTGGTCTTTTGTGGTCAAGTCTATTTGGCTTAGTCTCATGATAAGGGTATTTATTTGATCGGCGTCAGCTTCTTGCCTGTGACCGATTTAGTCAGTTCCATGCCGTCAAGTGTACTCACATTCGGCCCCTGACGAACCAGTCGCAATTCGGTCACGAACTGGTTCTTGCGGGCATGGATTTCATGCGAGGTCTGCGAGATCATGTAATAACCCGAGTGGATGCGAGCGATCTTCTCGGTGAATGCCTCGCTTGGCAAAATGACGAGATTGACAAGGTCTCCGATCTTGTAGTCCGTGTTACCAGCAACGGACAAGGTGATGGACTGGATCGAGGAGGCCGCCTGTAGCGCCCTGTGAGCCGCCTGAGCGTCTGTCTCCATATCCCGGCCCCCATCAAGCTTGAATGGAGAAGTCTCGTGAGACGGTGCCAGATAGTACCAGTCGGACAACTGTGACTGTGGGGATTCGGATACCTTCTTGTCGTCGCGGTGAAAGGTCTTGGTGTCCCAATCAAAATACTGGCCGGTTACCCCGCCAGCACCCCGGGCAACCATGTAGGCATAGTTCTGCTCGATCTTGAAATGAAATCCAAGGTCGAACTTGTTGTCCGGGGTCATATCCTCATTGCGCGCGGCGATCATGATCTGGTTCTTCGGCTTTTGTTCAAAGAGCCGGTTGAAGGTCTTGAAGAAAAACGTGCCGTCCGCACGAACGCCGAGTTCATAGCCCGGTATGCCAGAGGCATTGACGGACCGCATGGCCATCCACTGGAGCAGTTGATAGTTGCTCCAATACGGCTGGATCACATCGAACCGTCCCTTGGTCTGTTCGATCTGGATGTCCTCGAAGCCAATCTCTTCGGCGATCTCGTTGACAACCTCGGAATAGCGAACCTCCTTCCACGAACGCGACTTGCGTTCATGCAACAGGGCGCTCCAGTACTGATTGAGGAAGTTCATCTCGACATAGGAGTTCCCGGAATACCCCGGGGTCATCTCCATCGTCTTCATGGTGGACAGAGAGAAACCATATCGTGTGTTTACACTGGACGATTGCCCCAAACTCAGATGAAACGGCTTGCTTGGATCGAAATACACCCCGCCCGCGTTCAGGATACCGGCCGAGTCGAATACACGCGCAACCAATGTGGAACTTGCCGCCGACAGACTCTCGATCAAGGCCAGATTGTCAAGGGTCAGCCATGCCGTCTTGATCTCCTCGGAACTATAGGTATCAAGGCTGGCGTAGAAGTTGTCTCCCCATTGTTCTCGTAACAGTATGTTCGTGGCCATTAGTTGCTCGTGCGTTTGGCGTAATTGTTGTGGAAGTTGTAGTAGTCCACCAAAGAGGGAATCTCCAGCACCATGCCCGCGACCAGTTCTGTGAAGGGGTCACGAATGTCGTTGTGCCACAAGATCAACCAGTCATAGTCCACGCTCTCATAGTAGAGATAGGAGATGACGTCGGCTCGTCCCACCATGGCCTCCGGCACCACGAAGGTCGCGATGATGTCCAAGTCCATTCGATTGATATTACTGTTGATCAGGTCCAGTTCCCGGTTACCGTTCACCGTGGCAATGGCATAGAAGTCGGAGCGTTTCAACGTCATGATTACTTGCCCTCCTTGTGCTTGATGAACGCATCGGCATCGTTACCCTCGAAGTGGCGAGAGCCGAAGATTTGGCCGACCTTCGGCATGGTAACCGGATGACGTAGCTGAATCGTCACACTGGCCGTGGCCTGCATCGGATACCCCTGATTGTCAAGGATGTTCGTGAACTGCGGCTCCACGGTTGAAATGAAACAGTCGCGCAATGTCATGATGTTGCCAAACTGAATCGTGGCCGTGCCGGGAGACTTCATGTACTGGATGTGATCGGTGATGGTCTGCGCCTGTTTGGCGCGTTGATTGGAAAGCCCGCCCTTCTTGACCAGACCCTCTACCAGTCGCTCATCAACATTGAACCAGTGCATGTAGTCCAGTACCTTGCGCACGCCCTCCTCAATTGTGTAGTTGGTGCCAACTGCCATCGACATCAGGCAGGCAATAGGGAAGATGACCTCTTCCGCACCAGAATAGTATGCGTCGAACTCCAGCACAGGCTCATCTCGGTCGGCTCCGGCCCCATGTATGCCTTGGTGGTCACGACCCCAATCTTGGCGGTGACTCCGCCATACAGGGCAAAGACCTTGGCAAAGTTCCCGTCCGATACATAACCGGAGAACGGCGTCCCGATCTCGGACCCGACCGAGAAACCGAATGTCTCTGGAAGCCTCGCCTTGACCGGCGGCAATTGCGCTCGACGATTCTTGTTGTTCGTCTTGAACGTGATGATGTACATCGGATTGATAGTATCGATATGCTGAGTCGCCATTACAATCCTCTACTCAAATTGCCGGTATACGGGTCGGTCGGTAGTGGCCGCACATCCGTATTCGGCCCGATGGACTGCCGTTTGTCCGTGTTCATCCAATTGAAGGCGTAATCCTTGAGGTCTTTCAAGGTATCTCCCAACTTCTTCAGCAGGCCATTTGTGTCGTCCAGCTTGTCCGGGGTTGAATCCTTCTTCGGATTGGGGCGAGTGACCCCATTGGATGCAGTTACCGACGCCGGAGGAGCAACATGATGCGGCACGCCCCCAATGTTGGTTTTTGCTGTAGACGTGTTATCTGCGCCCGTTACTGCGTTCCAACCCCGACCGAGTTGGTCCAGCTCCCACGACCACAGTCTCCCAACCGTCGATTTCAATCCCTTGTGCGCGGTCTTGGTGCCACTGGCCAGCAGGTCCGTGGTCGCGCGCAGTCCTCGGCCAATAGCGGAATCAGGATTCTCCAATTCATTTCGTACCCAATGGGAAATCAGATAGTACAGGCCGCCGCCAATGACCGTCGCCAATCCGAGAGTGAGTAGCACCGGCCCCAATGAACCGGCCAGCGCGCCACCCTCAAGAGCCCCGGAGATGACTCCCCCCAAGGCAGGGACCACTCGCATTACAAGCCCCTTCAGGAGCCCGCCGGCCACTGTCAGGCCAGCCAGCCCGAGCAATCCGAACCTCTTGATGAGTCGCATCATGGGGTGGCTTTTGCCCTGCGTTGGCTCCTCCATGTCATCGTAACGCGATTTGAACCATTCCATGACGTTGGCAATGATGTCCACATTGCCGACGATGTCTTCCATATCCTCTTGTGAGTTCTCTCTATCACGACGACGATCACCCGACAGGAGTCGGGACTGCAACGGGCTGCTCATATAGCCATGACGGGTAATCTGGTTTTTCTGCGAGCCGAGAATCATACCCTGCAACCACGTCGGCGCCTGACCTTGGGCGGCACGGTTTTCATAGCGCTGTGCCATGTATCGAAGCGGGTTCAGGAATTGCCCCAACGCCGGAGCCTTGTTTTCAATGTGTCCTTTTCGAAGAAATTCCAGAATGTCCTCATTGGACTCGACGATTCGATCCGTATCGCTTTTCTTCTTGCCGAACAGCAGACGGCGCAGACCCTTCCCCATTAATGTCAACGGCGTCATTGCGGCAAGCAAGCTGTTCCACATCGGGTGACGCATGAAGCGGTCGAACGATACCGTCAAGGCGTCCAAGAAGTTCTTCTGACCGGCGCGACCGGTGAGGAAGATCGCGCGGCGAACCATGCGCAGGTTCTTGATGGTCTCGACATGGTTTGTCTTCAATACCGAAATCAGGTCATTGTGCAAGTCCTCCTGTCGCATCTCCCGAGCATTGAAATCACTCGTGGGGCGCGGCTGATTGTAGATGGAAATCGCCCGGTCTCGTTCCTTTTCATCCGCCTTGTAACTCATGGCGCGGTCAAGGAACTTCGTCAGGTCCGAATTCGTATCCGGGCTCAGCACGCGCTCATTCTGATCGAGTGTGTAGGTACCGCGCTGTGGCACCCTACTGACGCCCGCGTCAAATTGCCCGCGTGGCTTGTTGCCGAACAGGATGTTCTTGGCCTTGGACACGTCCACGCTCTCTTCAAACATCTTTCCAAACGGACCCGTGAGATAGTTCATAGAGGTATTCGTTGCATCCTTGCGGAGCTTGCCGGTCAGGGCATTGACCGATTGAACCATGTCGGATACGGACGAGGCCATGGACTTCATCAGGCGCGCATTGACCGAACCCGCACCGATGTCATTGCCGAAGGTCTTGTGGAACTCCTTCTGGAAATCCTCGTTGTTCTTGTTGTTGCGCTTCAGTTCCTTGAAGGACTGCTGCGTGTACTTGACAAGTTCATCGAACTGCTTGAGTTCCTGCTTGCTGGCATTCTTGTTGAGAATCTTGCTGGTCTGATCAAGCAACTTCTCCAATTGCCGCTGATGCTTTTTCGAGTTCTCGTCGATGATCTTGTTGCTGCGAAAATCGTGCAGCAAGTCTTCGAGTTGATCAACGAATTGTTGTAGTTTGTGCTCATCAGTAGGCATTTGGAATCTCTAGTTTATGTCTTGGCCGCCAGCTTCTTGGCCGCCAGATGATACGCATCTCGCATACGATCCATGTCGCGTTCTACCACGCGCCCGGAGGTCAGGTCGAAGACCCAAAAGGTGGCACGGTTGCTGCCATCCTCAAACCCGGATTTATGCTGTTTCACATACCAAATCTCCACATCCACCTTATCAGCCAAGGTCAGACCAACCAGAAACGTGGCCTCATTGCCACCACCCAAAATCTTGGCTGCCTTGTTTCCAATGCCCTTGATGAACTTGTTGGGCATGGTCGGTCTGCGCGTGAAGATATGCCAGAACTTTTGCTTGACCAAGTGCCGGTCCATGCGTGTTTCGTGGTACTCGTGGATCAAGTCACTGTTGACGAACTGCGCCAGCATGTCACGCGTGTTGATAGTGAGTTCCAGCAACTTCTCACGCATCTCTTCAGTGAACGTCTCATCTTCGCCCTCGGCCATGAGAATGCCCGCAAAAACTTCCTCTGCGGTCGGATTCAGAGACTCGGCAAAGGCAGTGCCCTGTCCGTCGACATGTCGCCCGGCGACGTTCAGGTTCATCTTGGCGTCCAGCTTCAGGTCCTTCTCGATCTCTTCCTCGTATCCGCGTCCAAGATTCTTCTGATCATCGCTCTTGAAAGAACCAATCAGATCGACGAACGCATTGATGACGTCATTCATGCGGACATATCCCTTGTTCACGACCTCACCATACTTGTCGTGAATCTCGTAGGTACTCGTGCCGGTATCAAACCACAACTCGTAGAAGATGTTGGGGTAGGATTCGAAACGATAACCGAACAGGAAAATCTTGTCCCAACGCCGGAAGAAGGGAAGTGCCACCCGCTGTCGTACCGAGGTCTTGTGAAACAGATTGAACTTGCGCCAGCGTCGAGGCGGGATCATCGTGTGGTTGCTGTAGATTTCGCCGTCGAATACCTTTACGTCCCCGGGACCACTGCGTCCGGAACCGGTAAAGGTCTGACCGCCGCCTGCCCCGCCGTCCAACCATTCCGGCTTTTGCGTGCGAATCCAGCGCAGCAGTCGTTGCATCATCTTTCTGCCGACCCGGAAGTGATCAGCCAGTTCCCCCGTACTCTTGTAATGGCCGCTCTGCTTGGCATCAATAAGCTGGCGGAAAGTGAACTGCTGCGGAGACACACCCTCATCGCCGCCAAAGCCGGCATATGCAGGTGAGTCGAGGTCCATGGTTCGGTCGCCGCCGCCGATGCGCTCGGTCAGGAGGGCTTCACTGAGCGCGTTCATACGCTCGATCTTGATCGCCTTGGTGAAGGCCATGGCAGACTCGTCGATCAGATGGATCGCTTCATCTTCCGTACGGATTTGGTTGTTCTGCATCCTATACCCCATATGTATTGGTCTATGAAGTATTTATGCATAGGGGACATCTGTCGCGATCAGAAAGTCATACCCTTTGGATTGTCCTTTGCGGCCTTTTCCTCGCGCAGGTCCTTCAGGTAGGAATCCAGATAGAACTTCACGTCCCCAACCCCCATCTGCATCACATCAATCGGACTGATCCTGAGTTCCTTTGTTAGCAGATAGCAGCTTTCCAAAGTCGTCTGATACCGCAGGTTCCAAAATATCCTCGATGCGAAAGGGTATGGTGTGCGGGCTTTCCTCCCCACACGACTCACATTTGTGTGTAAACTGTTCCTCGACGCCAAACTTGATGTGTTCGTAAAACATGCGAACCATCGCCATTTCACGGACACGGATGTTCTTCTCGCCCCACTTCACCTTTTCCTTGAGTGTTGCGCCCTCCATGTCCTCGATCTCCATGGAGGTCATGAAAAACGCCTCAATGATCTCCCCGGTATCGTCATTGCCCTTCATGTACTGTTCGAGTTCGAGTTCATCCGCAACCCGGCGCATGTTGAGATGGATCGTGGTGCCACATCTCAAGTCTATCGCAAATGGGACATAGTCATTGATCGCGGGATCGATCTCACTGACGTCGAGGCGCGTCAGATCGACGGTGACCGTGTTCTCGTGACCACACTCGCTACATGTATACGCCAGTTCCTTGGCCGCACCATAATTGTTGGCCCAAATCCAGACCAACAAGTAATCGCGATCTCCGAGTGCCATGTCCTCGTACCAATCCGGGTTGCCAAGGATCGACTTCAAGGTCTTGTTCAAGGTCAGGAAGTAGTTCTCATTGGAGGCCATGGACAGCGTCTTCTCGTCTCCCATGACCATGTCTCGGTATTCGACCACCTGTGGATATCCCAAGAGGCCGCTGGAGGGGAGGTCGGTATGGTACCAGCTCTCGCCCGATTCCACCGTTTCTGCGGACATCTTCTTCTTGGATGCGGCTTTCTTCTTGGATGCGGCTTTCTTCTTGGACACTTTGTGTGTCTCTTCATCTTCTAGGAACACTAGTCGCTACTCCTGTTATAGTCCCGGAACCCGGGCGATGACGTTATCAAACACATTGTATGCATCATCGACAACTTCTCCCTCGAAGAAGTTCCGAAGATCGGCCGGATCACTACCGGCAAAGTGAATGTGCTTGCGCAACAGCGCACGTTCAGCCTCGTCACTGATGTTCGAGATATCCGAGATGACCGTGTGAACGTCATCCACCGTGAATGTTACATTGTAACGCAATATGGTAGAACTCTCGTAGTCACTGGCCAATTCGGAAATTGCCGACAATGAGCATCCACTGTATATATGCGTCATCAGGTCCAAGTTGCTTGATGCTGCCATGCGGTGCAGTATCAGACGGCGCTTGAAGAACGCCGGAGGATTATAGGTACCATCCGGGTTCTGGATGGTCTTGCGCCAGTAATCGAGATACTTGAACGTCAAGGCGTCCTCATAGTCCTCAACCTCCATGGTGAACTCGCTGATCTCGTTTCTGGTCGGACGATGCCATACCGTGTTGTGCTGGTTTACCTGTTCCATCTGGATGTTCAGAAACGGGGCATTAATGGACATGACGCGATGATTGATATCCGCCATGTCGATTCCGCCGCCGTCAAAAGCGTACGTATCCACAAGAGATTTGGCGCGTGCAACCGCGCGGCTGGAGCTGCTGGAGATGTGATCCGTGTTGGTAATGTCCGGAAGCACCACCCGCCACATGTAGCTCTTCTGCGGGCGTGCGCGCTTCTTGCGCGCGAGAACATCGGCAAGCATTTGTCCCATTAGAAGAACCCTCGAATGTTAGGCACCGACAGATCAAACTCATTGAAGTCCCCGGTGAACGCACTCACGTACTTGTCCAGATTGAGATAGGACTTCAGTGAATCCCCCGACTGTCCACTTGGAGGTTGAGGCGGCTTGCCAGCATACTTGGTGTCATAGTAGAAGGTGGCCGTGATCTCGATGGCATTGGATACATCGTAGCTCAGGGAGACCTCGTTGATCTCGCTCGGGAAGCAATCCTTGAGATAGAAGTCCGCCGTCGTGAACAGGTCGGACGTGTCCTTGAGCAACAGCTTCATGGTCCGCGTGAATCGTTGTTTGCTGACCCCGAGTCCGAATTGCGGCTCTACAATGACGTTGATCCATTCCTGAAGAAACCGATAAACCTCCATATCCTCGTTGTCCCAAAAGGTAATGGTCGCGGAATGCGTGGAGTTGTCCTTGCCGGCGAAGTACATCTTCCTGCCAAGGAACTGTTCTTCGATGATCTCCACGCTGCTTGGAGGAATGGTCGCGGATTTCGCATAAAGACGCGCGTTCTTGAACACGTCCGCGTCTCCGACGAAACCGACCTCCCACATGTAGCTCTTCTGTGGCTCTCCTGTCTGGACAGGATAGACCTCGCCTTGACCCGCCAGACGCAGGGCGCGTGCGCCGAATTGATTGATATCGGTGCGCGCCTCGGCGATCTGCGTCTTCAGGTCACGAATCTTGTGTTGAAATCCCATGTTCGTATTTATCGCTCAATCAAAAACCCCCGGCGGGAGTCCGGGGGAAGCTTGCGCTTTTTGGCGGCGACGGAGGAAGTGTGAGATTCGAGCTTATACCGGCTCGAACAGTTTCTGGTCGTACTGAATGGTCACATCAAACGTGACCTGCTGGTTCGTATCATAGCTCATCGACATTTCTCCGATTTCGGTCGGGAATGCGTTGAGTAGTCGAGTCGTGGAAGTTACCGTTTCGTCGTCACCGGCCATGGTCTTGATCAACACGGTCGCCGTATATAGCGCACGGGTTGTCCCACCGCCGGTTACCGGGTTGTTGATCAGGTCATCATTCCACTTCTGGAAGTAGTTGTATGCAGTGAAATTCTCATCGTCGAGGAACGAGATTGACACCGTGTTGGACGAGGAATCACGCCCGCTGAAATAGGTCTTGCGGGACTTGTAGTTGATCTCGATGGCCTCGTTCGATGTTGCCGGGATGGATACGCTCTGTGCGCGCGTAGTCAAGCCTTCCTCACTTCCAGTAGACAGACCTACGATCTCCACCTCAAATTCGTATGCCCTTTGCGGCGGTGCGGTCATGCTTCTTAGGTCTTGAATGTTCTTCGCCATTACCACGTACTCCTTGGACGTTTGTATTGGTATTTATAGCCAAAGAGGATTTCATGTGGCCGCGTGCCATAAAAAATAGCCCCATTCGGGGCTATTTTCTCCATCAGGCAACGGTGCCATCCATCAACCAAACGTCACACCAGTATCCGTGAGGATCGTGTTCAGCTTGATGAACTCGGCTGTACGAGTCGGCTTGATGTAAACGTCCACGATCATCTGATCGTTGCTGATCACGGTCGGCGTGTTGTTCGACGTGTCACAGATCACCGAGAAGTCGTAAACCCCGTTCCGATTCTTGATGTCGGAAAGGAAATTGTCGATCAGGGCGGTGACGTTCTCACGCTCGAACTCGGTGTTTCCTTGGAATACGAACGGGCGCAATGCCTTGCCGAGCGACTGCTGGATGTAGGTCACAAGGAAACGCACATTGATGCGATCCAGCGAAGACGCTGTACGCTGCAATGTCTTCTGCCCCCATACGACAATGCCCTCTCCGGTGAACTGTTGAATCGGATTGACATTGGCCCCATAGATGCTCCCCATCTCCCCATCGGTGAACACCTTCTTGGTCGCCAGCGCATTGAGAAGACCCCGGCGCAGACCGGCCGGTGCGTCCCAAATGTTGGCCGTACGGCGGCTGCGGACCGCAACTTGTGCCGCGAAAGCGGATGGGGCGACATAGACCTTGCGGTCGGTATACTGGTCGTAGACCTGTACCCAAGGCGCATAGACAGCAGCATAGTTCGTGCTAGTGGTCAGATCGGCACCACCAGTATCCACATACGTTGTAATGTCGGTCACCGAAGTGTCGCTTTCCGGGATATCCAAGAATGCGAACACGTCCTTGCGCGACTCGGCCACGGAGATCATCTTGTCCTGTACCGTTGCCGTGGCGTAGCCACAGTTCACAAAGAAGTTGCAGGGGACCTCGGCCGCGTTGGCGAACGCGTCCCATGCCGTGCTGATATCACTGTCGGCCGGCGTTGTAGTGTCATCGGCACCACTGGCCAGCGGCGTCTTGGCACCACTGGTAATCAGTGCAACCGGCGCGGTGACGAAAGCCGGATCATCGACAATGGAGATGTAGTCCGAAGTCCCATTGATCACGTCTTCGATGAACAACGAGTTGCCGTAGCCATCCTTCTTGCCGTCGATGTCGCTGACGTCAAACGATTCCACTTCATTGCCGTTGTAGTACACGACAAGCGTGAAGATATCCGGATCGGACGGACCGGAAGTAAAGGCCACTTCAATGTTGTTGCCCCATGCGCCGGGATTGGCGGCATTGACCGTGAAAGTCGTTGTCGGCGTTCCGGCGTCGTCTTCTTGGATGTCAACGGTAGCGGCATTTGCGTCGACCACCACGCGTTTGATCTTTACCTGTGACGCTTCCTGTAGAAGCTGAATCACGGAGTACATTGCCGGGGTGGCGCTGGAGGGTTCTCCATACTGCTCGATAAATCGCTTCTCGCTGGTAACCAAGGTCACGGCTTCCGGACCTCGATTGGTGTGAATCACCGCACCACAAATTGCACCGCCCGCCTGCGGCACACCGTATGTTCGGTCAATGACATTGTTGTCAATTCCGGGTGCTGTTCTTGCCATTATTCAGTCTCCTGTTTTGACTTTCTTGTTCTGGTCGTCTTGGTAAGCGAAACAGAATCAATGCCTTCATCCGTCTTTCTCACGTTCCGACTGGAGACAAAGGACTCTCCCTTCACTAGGAACTGTGTCGAGCCATCAACGAATACGATTCGACGCATGCCGTTGGCTTTGTTGACGTAACAGGTCTTCATTCGCTTCAACTTCCTATCTACAGTTATTTATGCATAGACAGAGTTTCCAAACTAAACCGAATCTCTGTTGTCTCAATTTCAATCGAAGACAAAAAAGGAGAGCTACTTCGTGGAAGACACCAACAAGAACAACAAGAACTACCTCAACAACAAAGATTTGTACGAAGAGTTGATCGCCTGCCAAGAACGGGGTCGAATGAGTGACAAACTCGGGAAGATGTTCATGTTGCTGGCGGAACGCCGGGCAACTCACAGGTATTTCAATCAATACCCATTCAAGGAAGACCTGATCGCGGCGGGGATAATGGCGTGTTGCAATGCCTTCATGAAGTTCAAGGCAGATAAATCGAAGAACCCGTTTGCCTTCTTCTCATCGGTCGTTTACCATGCCTTCCTCCAGACCATCAAGAAAGAATACGCTCAGAAGAACGTCAAGGACGCTATACTTGTAAACAACAATATGAATCCAAGTTATGGATACGAAGAGCGTTACAAAGAAGAAGAGGACGCACGGAAATCGAATGAATCACACAAAGACGAAGAAGAATAACAAGGTCATCATCGTCGCCGATCTCCACTTTGGCGAGAACAACAACTCCGAACGAACCGGCGACAACCTGCTTGCCGTGTTGGACCGGATTGATTTCGTTCGAAAGGAGGAGGGGATTGACCGTCTGGTGATCGCCGGGGATTACTTCCATCACCGCGACAAGATTGACGTGCGAACCTTGGAGACCGGCGTCTTGGGTGCCCGCAAGCTAGTCAACTTCCGGGGTCTGGTGGGGGATCAGCCCGATCTGATCGTTGGCAACCATGACCTCTACTACCGCCACAGTCGGGACTGTACATCGGCCTCGGTGCTGGACCAGTATCTCACGGTCCATGATCAAGGACCCCGGATCGAGGGCGATCTGATGCTCGTCCCATGGGTCACGGGGTCAGAAGAATGGGACCAAGTCGTGGAACTTTTCAATCGAAAAAAACCACGGTTCGTCTTCGGTCACTTCGAATTCAACAAGTTTCGAATGAATGACCACTATGTCATGGAACACGGCCGCTCCCATCGCGTGTTCAAGTCCGCAGAACATGTCCTGACCGGGCATTATCACATGCGCCAACAAAAGGACAACGTGACCTACGTCGGTTCCCCGATCCCCTTCAACTTCAACGATGCCAACGACGATCAGCGCGGCTTCGCCATCCTCGACCTCGATACGGGAGAGTTGGAGTTCCGCGATCTCCATATCGCCACGGTCAGGTCCATTGGCCATGAGGAATTCCTCAAGGGCGACAGTCTCAAGGGCGATCCCGAGAACACTTCCGTGCGGGTCAACATCGATGAGGACATCGATGACGAGACAATGGACAAGATCAAGGAGAAACTGGAAAATGACGGGTTCCGCACCACCAAGATCAACTATACCCCGAGCCGATACAAGGAGTTGGTCGAGTCCGTGAACAGTGAAGAGATCGAATCCGTTGAAAACATAGACGAGGCGGTCGTCAAGTACCTTCAAGCCAGCGATGAAATCGAGGGCATTGACCGAGACTTGTTGATTGATCTATATCGCGAGGTCGCTGAAGAACAATCATGATTCATTTTCAATCGATAACACTACGTAACTTCTGGTCATTCGGAAACGCCCCCACCACGGTTCCCCTGAATGAGGAACTGACCGCGCTCATCATCGGTGAAAACCGGGACAAGGGAGATGCGGGGGAATCCAAGAATGGTGCCGGCAAGACAGCCCTGTTGCAGGCCGTGGTATGGACCCTGTTTGGAGAGGGACTGGATCGCATCAAGCAGGACAACTTCATCAACTTCACCAACAAGAAGAACATGGAGTGTCGCTTGATCTTCAGCACCGCCACACACGTCTACGAGGTTGTACGCGGGCGCAAGCCGAACAAGGTAGAAGTCTATCAGGACGGCAAGGAATGCACGAAGGACTCGGCGAACAACACCGATGCGCTGATTCAGGACATCATCGGCATGACCTTCGACATCTTCATCAACACCTGTCTGTTGTATCCACACACGTCCCCGTTCATGGCCATGAAGGGTAGCGAACAGCGGGACTTCATGGAAGAGCTGTTGGCACTGAACATGCTGACGCAGCGCGCGGACTCCCTGAAGAGCCGGGCAAAGGACAATCGTACCGACATCAAGATGGAAGAACAGCGGGTCGAATCGGCGCAAGCCAACAACGCAAAGGTACAGGAGAGGATCAACGCCCTCACGGAGAAGGCGCGCACATGGGATGCCGATCAGGAGCAACTTACAATCAGTCGGCGTACGGCCTTGAATACCATCGAGTCGTTCATCGAAAATGAGATGGACGCCAACTTCCAAGCGCTCGAAAACCATGAGGCACGGAAGGAACAGCTCAAGGAAATGGAGACGGTCGTCGGTGAGCATGAGACCAAGGTCTCGGAGTATAACCTGCGCAAGGCGCAAATCGATGCCCGACTGGATGCGCTGGACCAGCTTGAAAGCAAGGAATCGATCCGGAGCGACAATGAGGCGGCTCGACAAAAACTGACACAGCGCCTTGATGACGAATTTGGCGATTTTGACGCCGAAGGACTCATCAACAAGATACACGAGATCGACACGGAGCGCGAACAGCTCGCCACACTGGAACGCACGGAACGCGATGCAAGCGATGAGCATCAGAGAATCGGCAAGGAATTGGACGGCAAGCGGTCCGAACTCGAACACATCCAAAGCGGCAAGTGTCCATACTGCAAACAGAAATACGTCAACTCCGAGGTCGAAAAGGCGCTGAAGGACGACATTGACGCCCTGCTGCGAGAGACCGAAGACCTCGAACGGACCATCGATGAACTCGCCCCCCGGATCGAATCGGCCCGTCACAAGATCGAATCGGGAACGCGAGAGGCACAGCAATTCATGGGTCGGGCGAGCATCGACCTGAACGAGAAGGCCGCAATGGCCAAATCCCATGAACTGGATCAACTCAAGGCGTCGATCCACGGCCTCGATGCCGGCGAAGCCGACCGCATCGAACGCATGGAACAGACCGAAACCCGGATTCTAAATGAATTGGCGGGCATCCTGAGCATTCAGGATATCGACGCAATCAGTGACAAGCTCGAAGCACAAGACGCTGAACTGGCCCGTGCGAAACAGGACCTCGATGCCGCCATTGCCGAGAAGAAGGTCGTGCAGGCCGACATCGAAAAGGTCGAGGCCCGCATTCGTGACAACGAACTTCTGTCTCTGCGTGAGTTGCAACGCGTCGAGCGGGATCGGGACGCGCTGGTTGCAGAGATAGAGTCCATGAAACAGGAAGAGAACCCGTACACGGAACAGTTGAAGGGGATGGCCGGACTGCTTCAGTCCGAGGATCGGGACGAACTCTATCGGCTCCAGAAGATCGATGACCACTACGGCATACTCGTGAAGCTGCTGACAGACAACAACAGTTTCATTCGAAAGAACATCATCAACCAATACGTGCCGTACATCAACAAGCGGGCGAACATGTACCTGTCAAGGCTCGACAGCCAGCATCTCATGCAGATCAACCCGGACCTGTCCGTGGACCTCTTCTACATGCTGGACGAGCCAGTCAGTTACGGTAACCTCTCGCGGGGCGAGCGTCTGCGCCTGAATCTGGCGACCTCATTGGCGTTCCGTGATCTGAACGGGATGCTCGGCAAGAGTACCAATCTCCTGATGATCGACGAGTATCTTGACAGCGCGCTGGATCAGGCCGGATTCAATCAGGTATTCAACCTGATCAAGGGCTACGCCGATCACACGATGATCATCTCGCACCGGGACGATCTGTTGCCAAGGGTGGACAAGATCATCAAGGTCGTCAAACACAACGGCTTTAGTGAACTGGAGGCCGGATAGATACATGACCGGGGCTTGGCTCGGCCTAAATAGAGCCATCTCCCCCGCAAAGGGGGCTAACTGGCATAACAACAATGATAAACGGGAAAAAGAAGGGCGCTTCATTCGAACGCCACATCGGCAAGGTACTGAGCGAAGCATTTGATATCCAGTTTCGACCCACACCCGGCTCCGGCGCCTACGTCGGCGGACAGAACCGGGGTTCGTTCGACCGACTCGATGTGAACGAGATTCTGGCGGGGGACCTGATTGCAGGGGATTCGGATTTTCCCTTCTGCATCGAATGCAAAGCCTATGGGGATGACCCCAAGTTCCACCAGATCATGCAGGGCAGTTGCAAGGTATTTGACGAATGGATCGTGCAAGCAGAGACAGATGCGGACCACATCAACAAACTGCCGGTCATCATCTTCAAGATCAATCGCAAGGGCACCTATGCGGCGTTTCATTCAAACCCGAATCTACCAGACATGAGTACCATCATGAGCTACATGAGCTACCACAATTGGTATGTCATGCCTTTGGATGATGCACTCGTGTTCCTGAAGCATTGGAAGCTCAGCGCATGATCCACAACAAACATATGATATCATGCGCGCGCGAGGGACGGGAACAGCGGATGACCGCCAAGAACCCACTGTACAGGATCGGGACTCTGATCAACGCCTTTCATTCGGTCGAGCTGCGCCCCGTCGATGACGAGACCAAGACCCAATTCAAGGACAGTGTCATGCAGGAGATCAAAAGACAGTTGAAATACGTCTCGGAAGACATCCACGGACACATCAAAGCGTCTATTCGATCAAAATCCTATTGGGAAGGTTTTCGCGACCGGATCATGTAAAATGGTGATATACTGCCCATACGTGCCGATCACGAGGTCTGTTCAGGTGACATCCTACACTATTGTCTTGCCTAAAGGCGACCCATTCAAGCCACTCGGCATCCAGACATATGTGGATTGGGCTCGGCATCGAATCGAGTCGCATTCTCGTTTCCCCTCGCATTTGAGAAAGGCGATCATCTTGCCCGAACCAATGGTGCCACCAATCTCAGAAAGTCCCGCTTACATAACTCCCACAAGAGAGTGGTGGTGTCGTGTGATCGACCGCATCCGGGATAGTTGGCACCACAACCTGAACGCCTCGGATGTGCCCGCGCGTGATCCGTTCGACGAACACACATGCCATACCCTGTTTTGGAACAACACCCTGTCTTGGAGTTGGGACCACGATGACACATGCAAACGCACCAAACTGCAAGTCATGGTCCCACCGAAAAACCACAAGTTTCATTACCTGCGGCAACTGCCAGACCTCATTCGCACGACCGCTGCCTGTATCGGAGTCGATCCAAACTTCATCCGCATCCGCATCCGGCTCTCCCGCTTCGTCAAGATTGACACCGTGGAAAGAATTCCGTCGGTCATTCTTGCACGTATACCCCTTGTATACGTGCCCCTTGTATACGTCTCCGCACCCATTGGAAGCGATTCCCACGTATATGACATAGAGTTTGTTGCGTCTGACCTGCTGCGAATCGGCAAGCCGCTGTCTGGCGTTTTGTGGAACGAGTCCATACTATGGATCACGATGACGTTCTATCACGACGTGAGATCGCAACACGACATCGACGACATCATAGCCATGGACCTCCTCTAGGTGGCCGGAGATTCCAGACAACAGATCGTCGTCTATACGGATGGCTCCTGTCTGGAGAATCCACAAGGCCCCGGAGGCTGGGGTGTCGTGTTCATATGCGGGACTTCGGGTGAGAAGCTAGGGGAGCTATACGGTACGGAGAAGTCCACCACAAACAACCGTATGGAGATGACAGCGGCACTGCGTGCCCTGACGTTCGTTGATGTGCCTTCACGCATCACCATCTACACCGATTCCCAATACCTGATCAATGGTATCACCAAGTGGATTCCGCGCTGGAAACAGCGCAATTGGAAGAAGAAGAAGACCAAGAAAGCCAAGGGCAAAAGGAATGGTGGCGTGGAGGTCGCTAACCGTGACCTGTGGGAACAGCTTGATGCCGCCAACGCCTTCCATGAACACGTCGAGTGGTCGTGGATAAAAGGCCATGCGGCCTCCCACTGGAATCATACGGCTGACCGTCTGGCCAAGACCGGCGCCAAAGAGGCACAAAGTCAGATTGAGATTGAACTTGATAAACAGCTTCAGGGTCCATACTATGATAGCTCGATCCTATAACCACGGGAGATGATGACCACAGCAGCAAGCGGATTTACAGGTAGAGGACTTTTCTTGCCGCTATACAAATGTAAAGGGACTCGGCTCAGTGGATTTGTACAAGAACAAGAGCATAAGAATCCTACGCCACAGGTTCGGACTTTATCTCTCATGTCCCGGTCAGGAGTAGGTCGATTCGAGAAGTCTATCGTTTCGATTGAAACAAGGTGGGACCGCCTGATGTTGCAGTTGTCAGGTGCAGGATCGGATCAGAGCATGAGATTGCGCGAGTCGGTTAAGCTGTAGCTATAGACAGCAACCATAAACGGTCGAACTATGTAATCTTGACACGGCATGGCGAAATCCATGAGAAAAACTAGGCCGATAAACGATTCTGTAGCCATGAGGAAGAACACAAGACTGTATCTCTGGTCAGGATATGTAGTAGTTCTCTCATCCTCATGTAGCTTCTTGTAACTTCTCTATACCAATAGTGATAAGTGAGAAGTTGACAGTAGTGGTCCATGGAGGAAATGCCGTGTTCCACTATTGAACGCTTGGTAAGTACAAAAAATCCTGTACAAACACTCACTTAACATTAGGGTAACAGCTAGGGAGGGCAATTGTCATTGCCCGGTTTGCCTAGACTGAGGGAGGGAATAGAGGCGTAAGGCGAAGTATGTCCGCGTTTTATGCAGCGACCAAAACAGGGCTATGAATCGACAAGACATCCGACGAAGTGCATTGAACGCGCGAATCGCTAAATAAGAACATGAAGATCAGCGACATATTACAAGAAGACACCCCGAAGGAAGGACCGGATCGCGGGAATGTCAGCGCGAAGAATCAAGACAGTGCGATTGAGTTGTATCAGGACTTGGGCACTTTCATTGCCTTGTCCGTGGATCGCTCCTCATCTGACAAGATCATGAACTTCTGCGAGGACTATGACATTGAGAATCCGGTCCCCAAGGAAGAACTCCACTGTACCCTGATCTATACCACGGATTTCATGAAGGGTTTCGTGTCCGAGGGCGTACTGGAAGACCCATACATGATCAACGGTTTTGAACTGGAAGTCTGGAAGGGGTCGGATGGCAACAATGTCCTTGTGGCCAAATTTGAGGATGAGGCGGTCTCGGCACGCCATGATGCCATCGTGCGGGAATGGCCCGACCTTCAGCAGTCCTACGATCAGTTCATCCCTCACATCACCATCTCGTACGATAGTCTGCCAGAGAAGGACCTGAAGCTGCAACGCTTGACATATCAGTTCAACGAGTACGTCGATTGGCTGGCACTCAACGAGGAGTATGTCCAGCCAGCCAAAGAGAAGGACGACAACGAGAAGTAGGACGTGCTGTAGCGCGTGATCTTACTGGTGCATGTATACGCGATAGTGATTAGACCACGTCGAAGTCTTTTGTAGTGCCTCTTTCCAATCTGCCAGCG